CCTATAATCATAAATGGTGTCCCTGTCAAATGTTTAACATACGATTTAATTGTAGTGCTTGTTGTTGTTTGAAAATTATTAAAACTTAAATCAAGTTCGTTATTTGCTGAAATGCTTGATATAAACCCATGGTCTTCTGTATTTTGTAATAACACTGATTTCGTACTTGGATTAGTTATATCCGTTGTATCAAAAATAAATAAACCATTATCGTAAAACCCATACACATCGTCTATTGATATTTGGTTTGATGGATTGATTGAAAAATCATAAACTGAATTATCGCTTGATGCTGTTAATTTTGAACCATATGGAATATTGAGATTATCTACTGCATATTTACCTGAATAATCTGTTGCTATTGAATCGGTAAAAAGTTTATTGTTATAATTAAAATTGTTTATTGTTACATTTGTGCTTTCTGTTGGTATTGGTGGCGGATAAAAATTTGCTGTTGTTGTTGTTGGTTCTTCAGAACTATACTGAGTATTTGTTGTTATTACATAAGTATCAACATTTAAAACAACATTAGTTATAGAAGTCCAATAAAATTGATGTAATCCATTAATAAATAAATCAAAATATATGTAATCGCTCACTTGTGGTGTTTCTGAACTGAATAATGACGATGAAATATCAAAAACCAAAGTATTTGGATAATAAGTTGTAATATCAGATGTAGATAAATAAAGCGAATCTATTGTTGGCGGTAATGTTGGATATGATAATAAATATTGATTAGGTGCTGGATTTAAAATTGTTTCTGTTAATGGTGATGTATTTGCACATTCAATAAAATCAAATACATTAATGCCATCATTTGTAATTAAATAATAATTTGTTGCTATTTGAATAATGGTTCCATTTATGGGAATGGGTGTTTGTGATATTCCTGTGTTATATTGTAGTGTTATTTGATTATTAACTAATGTATCAATAAAATCCTCTGTTGTATTAAAACGAATACCATTAAGCACTTGAACATTTGTAATATCTTTTAATAAAAAATTATCTGTTGATGGAATATATCCTTTTGTTGTTTTCTTTATTGGTTGTAGTTCATCATTCGTCTCTATTGTTGCTTTGTATGTATTCAGGTTTAACGATATTAATTCTTTATTAGTCACATTACCACCCGACACAATTGAGCCAATAGCATATACTCCATCTAAAGATGAATAAAGGATTGTTGTCAAGTTTAATAAAAAACCATTTACAAATCCACTTTGGTCACTGTTTTGGATGAATGGAGTATTGATTCCATTTTCAAAAATTTTGAATCCTGAGCAAGTTTGATTTGTATCGAGCGTCATACCTACAACAGAATTATTTATCTGGTCTTGGATATTCCCGATTAAACCAGAACTAAAACTTAATTCTAATGGTGATATTGAAATACCACTAACATCTAAATCGCCGCTAAGTGTAGTTGTATTTAAAAACTCTTTTGCTCCTGAAATTTGCTGTGTTGTATCCAATGTAACATAATCGTTCATGTCTGTTACAATATTATCAATTTGGGTTTGTATGCTTTCGTCTGTATTTATTCCAGATAATTGTGCCACTTCTTCTGGTGTCAATTGCACGTTATTGACTGTTAATGTATCATTTATTGTTAAATCATCCACGTTAATTATGTTTGCATCAATTGTGTCACATCGTATTGATCCAGCAAATACATCTATAATTCCGTTCATTGATCTACTGCTTGTTGCTTCATTTGAGCTCATGTTTAATATCTATATAATAGATAGATAATAAAAAAATGTCTAAGCACAACCACAATGCTCGAACCGTAAAATACAGACAAATGGGAATGTCTTTGCCGATATAGTGCCATTTAAATCACGGATAGAAATTTGTATAATGTCCTGATCTGGGCGTCCCATAATATCCACAGGTGGGTTAGTGCTATATTCAGCGATGACTCTGGCATGAGAACTGTGTGGTTCTTCTGATTTTAGCCATCCAATAGCCGTGGTTGTTGAAGAGCTCGTATTTCCGCCTTTAATAGATTTAATTGTTGTTCCAATATTGTCTAAATGTAATGTGTATAAATCGGACTCGTCCAGCGTAGCATCTACTTCGCTTATAAACGAAAATGACACCTTGTATTTTTGTGCTTCGCTATTAAATTGACCCCAATGAACTTTAAATTGAGCTACTCCTGACACATATGAGATGCTGTCGCTACTGCTTAATACTAAATTAAAAGACATTATATATTACTTGTATATATTATTTTTAAATGAATCTTTGTTGAGCCTCTTGTTTTCTCATTTTTTCTAATCCATTGCTTTGTCTTTGTCCAGCACCGTCTTGTCCCAAGCGTGGTCTTTCTTTGAAAAATTTACCGTCTGGTATAGGCATGTGTCCGCCCATTTGATGTCTTTGTTGAATGTTATGGATTTGCTTACCAAGTGTTTGAACTGACTTTTTCTTTGAGTGTGTGCCTTCTTCAATACGCCCAGCGGCTTCACCACCAAGCGTTTTTCCTATCACGCCACCGGCCAGCATTGCAGGAACGCTGAGCTCAGGGGCTATTGCCAATGCTGCACCTTCAAGTGCCATAGAACCAAGAGCCCCACCAGCCAAAGAACCAAGCCCACGTGCTATTTTATTTGAGCCCTTACGAAAAACATGTCCGACCTCACTGCCGGCTTTTCTGAATACATGACTTGTGCCTCTTACTAGTTTGCCAAAAAAGCCCATTATATATATCGTATATATTATTTAATCTTCATTAACAATCAATTCATCAAATTTCTTAAATAGACGACCAGATCCTGTATGTATGGCTAAATAAGAATGTGGCTTATCAAATGCTATTTTTTGTATATCACGTGCCATAGGCTTATACTGTGGTATTGCTTCCGTCATTATTGATTCCATCTCATCTGCACTGACCTTAAATGTTATTATATTATCGTATAAACGGCGGATTTCAAAGGGTGCTGACTTCCATGTTTGCAATAAAATAAATGTCTGGTATATTCCCATATGGCGTTTATTTTGTGAAATTTTTTTAATCCGCGACATGCAGTCGCCGCGTTTGAGTGAAGATCCCATATCATCGATGATCAGACATATTTTATCCCCATCTTCACGATTTTCACATTTATTTATTATTTCATCTAAAACATCACCATCTAGTTCATTATACACTTGATTGTCTGGTAATTTAGAAAAAATATTATCTGACATGGAATCCATTGACGACGCTGGACAAATATAATAGATTTTATCAAAGCATTTTTTCAAAGCATTCCGGCTCTTAAATAGGCTGTAAATAAATGACGATTTCCCAGAACCCGGCTTTCCCAAAATACATGTAGTGCTATGTTTTTGAAAGCAGCATGCCGTCATTGGGTATTTCTCTAATTTAGCATTTAATGGTGCATCACAATTCATATGACAAATTGGCAATGTCGGTTTGGCACATTTTTTTATTGTTATTGATGTCATTATATAACATAATATTAGAAAAAATATATTACTATTACATATATATGCAAAGCGAACAACAAGTTTTTTGGATTTCAATTGTTACAATTGGTGTTGGTATGATAATAACATGTATGAAGTATGGTTATAAAAGCAAATGCAGCGAAGTGAATATAGGTTGTATTTCAATAAAAAGAGATGTGGTTGTTGAGACCAGATATGATTTAGAGCATCCATTGTCAGACGAAGAAGAAGAAAAAAAATAATCTGTAAATATATATGACTTATAAAATAATGTTGCTTAATATATATATATGCCGTATAAAGTATTGAAAAGGGGTGATAAATATGTTCTTAAATCATCAACTGGGAGTGAATACAAACATAAGACCCTAGCCAAAGCCAGAGCTCAAAAGCGTCTTCTTGAAGAGAAAGATGCTAAGGTTATACAAAAGCAGAGTGTAAAACAAACACAAAGAGTGGTTGTTAATATCAATCAGCCAAGTGCTAAAAAAAGAGCACCAGCCAGAACTGGCGTTGCACGTCCTGATAAAGCGCCTTTGCCAGAACGTATTTCCATGATCCCTGCTGTTTTACCATCTGCCAGTCAATTTGCTTATGAACTACAAATATTGAATCGCCAGAGTTCAGCGCCGCGAACTGACATTTTCCAAAATAGAGGAGATGCTGTTTCTAATTTAGCCATACAACCTGTGCCGCCAAGCGTGCCACCAATTGATGGCAGACAACACTATTTTGATTTTGACCAACGTTATGAAGACACTGGATTAGATCCGACACTTTTTATACCACGTGTTGATAAACCAAACGATGATGAAGTTATTGACACTGGTATTCGTGAGCAATTAGAAAGATTTACAAAAACCAGATT